TCGGCCGCCGTTTTGAAGATTTGTGTATAACCAAAATCATCTTCCAATGATTTAGACCATACGTCCGGAGAACCGGAACCTTCAGCAAACGCCGTACCAATAACCTGAGCCACATCACCGTCAGCCACTGCATTATAACCAGATTCGCTGGAATTACCAACGCTCATACAGGTTACATCGCAACGGGTCTCGGTACTACCCTGCACGCTTACACTGTCAATCCGGAAGACGGCATGTGATTTGCCATCAACCACTTCAACAGCTACAACCATACCTTTGACAAGCCAACTAATTGAGGAACCAGACCCATCGTCAAAATCAATCTGTCCACTTACACCAGCCGCTAAAGAGCTAAGAGCGCTATCAGCAACTAGGCTACGGTTTGTCCAGTCAACCCGTGAACGGTTCTCAAGGAACCTGAACACAGAATCGTCTGTAGGTACTTTTGCTACCTTACTAAGATACACGAAAAATGGAGATTCTTCTGGAGCTAATTCAGCAACTCTGTCACTAAAGTCGTATAACCGTCGTTGATCCGGAGCTTGTCCGACACCAGCGGTGGTTGCGGCCGCAGTAACATTGCTACTTTTTAGCTGTCCAGTATAATAAGCCATTTGCTTATCTCCTTTTTAAGCTACTTAGGGCAATCTATTGCCAAATCCCCCAGCATTTTTGATGTTATCCCACACCTTTTCTTCTTCAGTCTTAGGTGTGGCACCTGTACCCTGCACACTGCCGGGTGACCGAGGGGCTTGTTTATTTGCCCTAACAATATCTAAAGACGAAGAAGGCTTCGACCTTTCCTCTCTTCCATTTGTCTTCAGATAAACATCAACAAGCGTCTCGAATGGTAAATCCTCTTTCGGGGTTGAATAGAATTGCACAAAGTCTTCGACCATATTGTCATCAAACTTGTACTTATCTTTCAAGTCCTTTCTAAGGTCATTCATAAACACCTGTTCCTTGACAACAGCCATTTGCTGTTGCACTCCCCTACCCACAGCCTCATTAACCTGTTTTTGGACATGTTTATAAGATTCTGAGCCGGGGTCAAAGAAGGCCTTCCAAGGGCTAAACTCGTCTTCCGTCATTCGCAAGTCTCGTGCTTGGACGGGCTGTCCACCGACAATAGCCGATTGGAGCGTTTGCACCAAATCGGGTCTGGTCTCCAATAGGTCTACGAGTGGCTGGTATTTCTCCAGCTCCTGATTCCGAGACTGTGCCCGGTCATACATGGACTGAAACTTTTTAGCCTCAGACTCATAGTCCACACTTGAAAACTCAGTTTCTTCGCTGTCAGCAACATACCCATCGGGGTTATACCCCTCGATTTCTGGATACTCAGTCGCTTCTTGTGTAGTTGCCTCTGCCATAATTCACCTCCTGATGTTCTTGTGATTTGGGCGGAACCCATGATGGATTGCCCGTTTTAAGACGTCACCTTTAGTGACAGGCCTTGGCGCCCCTTTATGGGGCTCCCTTTCTTGCCTACTGTACATTAGTCGGCGCCCTTGATACCCCTTACCGCTTCTTTTATGTCACGCTCACCGAGCTTGACAGCAGTATCGAGTTTTGCGGCGCTGACTTTCCTATCTGCATCACTTTGCGAAGAGATGCCAGATAATTTGCTTTGCATCTTCGAGACTTCCACACGCATCCGGTCATGAACCGATTCACGACGTGCGGTCTGAAGATCGCCTGTTAATTCTTTTACTTGGCCCTGAAGGCCCTGAATCTGGGACTCATAACGCTGATAGTCATTAAGCCTGCCCAAGATACCTTCCTTATCAAAAATTTCTGGATTTTTCTTCAAGACTTCCATCCTATCTATAAGCCCCATTTGGAATGCCTGTACATAAACCTGATATGTAGCCCACTTACTTTCAGGTAATGTTGATCCCGGTTGGATTCTTACATCATGCTGACCGATATTAAGCCTGTCCCTGAAAATGTCATTGACTGGCTGAGTGACATCATCATATAGATTGATGGTCACCTCGGTCAGATCGTTGTTGGGTTGGGCAAGAGCAAACATCTTTTCAAAGGTATAATGCCCTTTTGAAAGCCCGTATAATACCCGGCCCAATCTATTGATGCTGAACTCTACGTCTCTCAACTTAGACTTAGGCCTTTCTGAACCCAGTGAGATCATACGCTCTGTACCACGTACTGTTTCCGGTGCCTTATCCGGTACTCCATGCATCATCTCTGGAAGTCCGAATGAAAAGTCTATATAGAACTCACATTGTTGGATAAGACGATAAAACTCTCCCGCAAGAGGTTGTGGTGCCGGGTAATGAGGTTCTCCCTGTGTAGTATCTACTTCAATGACAGCATTGGGATTTGACCAATCCCGCTCAAGGTCTTCCATATTGGGAACCGATCCCATTGGAACAATAAGCTTTAGTCCGGCTGATGCTTGTGCATGCGATAGAGCTAAAGACCAGAGTTTATTTAAAAGCCTCTGCATTGGCCTTGCCCGTGATACATCTGACTTGGGATAGGGTGTCTCTGTCCAAATATTCGGAATGGGCACAATAGGATAGGTATCTATATTCAATACACTCTCATAAAGAGGAATCTCAGCAATAGTAGCTGAGACAGCAATCCGTGGTTGCATAATCTCCTCAAACTCCATGAACCCTCTCTCAATAGCCCCCGGATTCTCCTGAAGCATTGTCGTAAATGCCTCTTCATCCATTACACTTTCTTGGTTATTCCTATTGTCAACAACCCTGTAAAACGGAATCTTGGTGGGATAAAAGCGTTCCAGTATCTGGTATTTCTGTCGATGCCACCAATCACTGTCCTTAGTCTCCGCAGGTGTGAAAGCTTTCATGGAATTACGATTAGTTGAATCGGGAAAGTCCTCTTCGAGTATCGTCGAAAGGTCTTCAATGATCCCCGGTGTAACCTCCCCAGTCTCTGGGTCAACCTGTTCCCCTAATTCAGGGTAGAGGTTGACGACCTGCTCACCAGTCAGTATAGTAGAAAGAATGATGCCCTCGGCATCAGTAAACCACCTGTCCCGACAATCAGGCGGAGCGTAAACACGAAACGGATTGACGTGTGTGAACTTGACGTCACCTCTACCAAAGTCTGCGTCTGCATCTATGTATGCATATAAATATCCCAACCCTGTAACAGCATAGTCCTGTATAGCCTGCTTCATCTGGGTATCACCATCAGAAGTATCCCAGACATAACCAAGGATTGTTCTCCATACAGCCGTTACTTTTGCATCTGAATCTTCTCTGGGTATAGCTGTAAACACCGGCGGTTTTGCTGTAAGCATACTTTTAAGCTTATCCACAGCAGGAGCAATCCTATCCATGGGCACATCCGCCTGATTACGACTCGAAAGGTCTGAGGACTCATCAGCGGTAAAGTGGTTACCAAGAAAGAAATCAAGGTCTTTTCTGGCTTCCTCGTCCCAGTCGGCACGGGAATCACGCCATTTGCGATGAAGCTCTTGATTGGTTTTAGATTGTTCGCTTTGTGGTATTGGCATTATTTACTAAACATCCATTCTTGTAATGATTTTGAACGCATGGGCAAATCTTTAGGTATAGGTGGCCCTTGATAATAACGACCATAGCGTTCCTTTGCATATGCTTGAGCTGGATCGGTAATCAGGTCAGCAGTTCCTTCTTGTAGCATATTAATTAATTCTTCTACCCGAGCACGATATTTAATTTTGGCTTTATCTTCTGGGTCTTCCGGGTCTAGACCTTCGTATGGTGCTTTGTACGGTTCTCTTTCAGGGATATCACCAAGCTGTACTTTCGTTCCTTCCGCTTCTACAGTAGCAACCTCACCAAAAACCTTTTTCCTCTGCTTTTCTTCGCTTATCTTTGCAACACCAGTATCTATCGAACCCCAATCAAACATTGGCCCCTTAAACCGCCTTTCCATAGGGCCCATCAATTCGTCTCCAAGCCTAAGCTCAAGAACATTTCGATTCATGTCTTTATATTGTTTTAAAAGATCAATCGGAGAAGTAGGTGCGGATTCAAACACGCCGGTAGCTATATCGTAATTGAACATATCCTTAAAAAGCTCGTTAGCTTTCCGAATATCCTCATCTTGGGGAATTTTGGATTCATCCCCAACAAGATCATTGGTCATAGCAATGATCTTCATATCTCTTAAGGAGGTCTGTGGCACTCTTATATTTTGACCGTATAAACTAAAAAAAAGTTAAATAAAATATTAAACAGTTAGTAGCGGCGTAAATATACACCGCTCGTCGCTAAAATGTCAAGAAGTTATTCTTGAGCCGGTAAGCCAGTTGTAAGCTTTTGAAAACTTAAACT